ATAAAAAGAATTTGTAGTCGCAACTGGATTTCCGCCAGTTTCCACATATACTGCAGTTAATCCTGCAGCAACTCTAATGTAACCACTTTTTAATGCAATAGGATTACTAGTTGCTGCTACAGAAACTGTAGGAGAGATTCTATTTACATTTTGAACAACTTTTATTGCCATTATTCATTATCTCCAGTAGAATCATTTTCACCGAACATCATTGAAGCAATCTGTGGTCGAGCAGAATCTACTCTGTCGGCAGATTTTGCATATAGCAATTCTTTAATTTTATCGGAAACATCTGCTGCAGATCCATCAGATGCAATCAAGTCGATAAGTTCTTCCATAAATTTATTTTATTATTATAGGACTATTTATATTTTACCACCTTTGGGGTTTGGAATTTCTGCTGCTGAAACATTTACAGTCGGTTCTATAGGAACTTCACCGCCAGCACCTTGCTCGATTGCTTGACCTGCCCCCTCTTCTGGCGGCAACGGATTTCCCATTTCGTCTACTGGTGCATTTGGATCTGGTAAGATACCCTTTGCAATTTCATCTTCAATTTGAAAATCAATTTCAATAATTTCAGAATCTGTTTGGCGAAGAATTTTTTTACGAACATATTCCGTAGAATAATATTTTCCAATGTAAGGTTCAATCGTTGTTGCTAAAGTTAATCTATTTGTTAAAAGTTCTGCTTCTTTTAATTCTGAAAAATGATTATCATATAAAAAATCATATTGAATATGATCACTCATTTGCTCCCAATCTTTTGGAGAAACAATGTTCTTCAGAAGTAATTGAGTGCGAAGCATATCATTAAATAGATTTGCAAAACGCTTTCTTAATCTTCCTACAAATTTTGAAAACTTTAATTCATCACGAAGAATTTCTGATGATCTACCAAGATTAAATCCATCTCCTCCACCTGCAATTCTTGTTTCGGGAACACCTAGTGCTCTATAAAGTTTTTTCTGAAAATATTCTATGTCAGCAAGTTCTCCAAGATTTTGACCACCTGGAAGAGTTGTAATTTCAGTTCCTCTACCACCTTCTCTTCTAGGTAACCAAAAGTCTTCAAGCATACTCATAAACTTACGATCATCACGAACTTCGCCAGTATTTGCATCATATACAAGTTTATTACGATAACGACTCATTACCTCTTTAAGGTATTGCTCTGCTTTTACCTTTGGAAGATTGCCAACATCAATATAAAAAATACGACGTTCTGGTGCTCTAGATAATCTATAAATGACAAGAGAGTCCTCAATCATTCTGAGTTGATTAAGAGCTTTAATTGCTTTATGTAAATATGAAAGAATTGTTCCTTTATTTCTATCTACTAATCCTGATGTGCAATATGTAATTGAATCTTTAGCAATCTTAACTCCTTTTTTAGATCCACCACTAATTGTTCCAGTTGGAAAATTTGGAGTTGGTGTGTAAATAAAATATTCTTCAATTTCCGGAAAATTATATTCCTGTTCTTGACCAAAAGATCTTGATAATAAATTTAAATTTCTAGATCCATTTAAATCATTACCTGTCTTTTTTTCTTGACGAACGTGCTTTATTTTCATTGGGTCAATGTATCTCAATTCCTGAATACCTGCTTCAGGATTCTTTTGATCAATGACTTTTAAATAAAATAAACGTCCATCTATATACCAATTTCTAAAAATCTCATGAGATTTTTTGTCAAAATCTAAAATTTCTTTAATATATTTGAATTCTGCTCTTATAACTTCTTTTAATCTATCACTAGCGTTTAAGTTTGATAATTCAATTTCTACAGGAGAATCATACAGGTCACTAACAATTGCTTCATTTACTACGTCTTCAATAGCACCATCGCATTCTGGATGAAGTGCCATCTCACGATACCGACGAATTAAATCATACTCTGTTCTATAAACACCCTCAATATCAACATATTGTCCATAAAATCCGGATTGAATAAAATGATCAACCCCGTCCTCATTATTGGGAGGAACGGGGGAGACTATGGATTTGGATTTTTGTTCGTTATCCTCAATCGAAAAACCAAAAAGTTTCGCCATTTTATAAATTTAAACTGATTATATGATATATTTAGTTAATATCTTGACCACCAGCAGCAGGAGAATCGCCCTTAACTGCTTCCCACCAAAGGATTTGGAACTCTACAGGAAATTCTTGAATCGTGCTAGTTCCATAATCAAGAGTTATTGAACCAATAGAAGTTGGGAAAATATCATAAAAATGATATGCTCTTAATGTAGTTCCATCACGATCAAGTTGGTAAACAAATGCATCTGCCGTATATGCAGTTGGATCTGTTACTCCAGTGTTATCAGAAACTCTATTAATTCTATTCATCCAGTTCTCAAATGCAGAACGGATTGCAAAATCAGTATCATTAATAACTGTTACTGTCCAACTTTCAAAAGTCCTATCTCCAGCAACTTTTAAAGTTCTTCCTCTAAATGGAACATCGATAGGAGCGACGTTTGATGCGGGTAAATTTGCACCCTTAACTAAAAATCTTGCTTTATCAAGAACATTAGTGTCTGCTGGTGCAATATCTGGGAATGAAAGAACGACTTCAAAAAGGTTACTTCTTGCACCACCACCAGTTAACTTACTTTTGAAGTCAGTAATCTTTCTTAGTGGAGGTGGATTTAATTGTTGTCTAGTTGCCATAGTAGTTTAAACCTCTAAATTAAAAGTTTCCGATTACTTCTTCAAAGTCAACACCAGTTTTGGTGGCAATAAAGTTAAGACCAATGAAGTTAATTGATCTTGCTGGTTTGATGTAAATATCAGCAACAAATTCATTGTTGTCGATTATAGCAGCGGTGTTATTTGTTTCATCACAAATAACAACATAATCAAATATTCCTCTTTTTGCTTGGACATCACGCAAGAATGGTTCGATTGTATTTACGAAATTTGTTCTAGTAATTTCGTCGTTGAATTCAAAGAGAGCATCCTTTGCTGCTTGAGAAATAGCATTTTCAAGATAAACAAAGAGACGACGAACGTTAATTCTATCAAATGCTGATGCTTTAGCAAGACCTGTTTTATCACCAAACAGAATAATTCCTGCACCAGGTGAGAAAATTACTGGATTGACTCTATTTGAATAAAGTGTATCTCTTTGAGTTTTTGATGGATTGTATGCAAGTTTAACTGCATTCAAAATCGCACCTCTGGAAGTTCCTGCTGGTGAATACCAAGCAAAGTTGTTGATGTCATTGCGGGCACAAAGTCCTGCAATATCACCATTTAGGGGAACATATCTAAAGGTATTTGAGAACCTATCATACATGTATTTGTATCCACTATCAAAGATTGCATAAGAAGATGAAGCAATCGGTGAATAAAACTCAATTACATTATCAGTAATATCAGCAGCAGACCTTACTGTTACTGCAGTTTGCACTGAAGTATCCGATAGAGCAGCACCTCTATATGGTGAAATAAATGCGATTGCATCTTTTCTCAATTCTGCAACAGAAATTAATTTATTTGCAAGTGCTTGTGCTGTTGAAATATCATAAGCAGCAGATCCCATTAAAAGAAAATCTACTTTAAAGTTCTCTGCATTTTCAAACAAGTCATAACCATCAGACAACTCAGCAAGAGTTGCTGTTAAAGAACCTGAAGTGGTGATTGCTGCTTGACCATTGTAATCTTTACCACCTGTAAGGGTGTTTGTAGATGCTCCGGAAGCAGCAAAAGTGATTCCCTCTGCTTCCTGGTCCCAAGCAACATCAGACTCTAGATTAAAGTCACTACTATATCCCGTAGTAACAATTCCAGTTGGAGATCCAAGACCAAAGATATACTCTGAGTTATTTACAATATATTTTCTCCAATATGCAGGATTTCCTACAGAAAATTCTGCATCCGTTGCTTTAGATAAACTTAAGTGCTTTTCAAGAATTGTTCCTGCATTTCCAGTTACTGTTCCAAGAGCATCAATTACGACCACATGAACTTCATCAAATCTCGAATCTCTTGCTACAGCATATGCAGAAGTTCCTGGTCTTGGAGCAACGTTATTCCAATTAACTGTCGATGTGGTTGTTAAACCAATGGTTTGTTGATCAAACCAATCAAGTCCCGATGTATATGATCTAGTTACAAACG